GTTATTGATATTGAGTTAATTAAGAGCCCCTAATTAAAGAGGCCCTTTAGATAGTCTGTTATTAAGACTGAGTAGTAAGTACTAATTCAGACCCGATAGCGTATTGTACCGCTGCAGAATAACGCATTACAACTCTCACGTTTTGAGACCCGTCGATATCTGCTAAGTCAATAAGCTTAACTAAGTTTTGGTCATTTTGAAGACCGCAACCGAACATTAGATTGTCCTTTTCTCCTGCTACCATTTGGCCGCTTGAAAGTCCGTTAGCTACGAATAACTTAACTCCTTCAAAGTCCATTGCAGTCTGTCCTACGTGGTAAAGGTCTTTATAACCTAAAGCTGCTTGAGCTCTTACGTAAGAACGTGCATCTGCTTGAGAGATGTAAATTGCTAGTCCTTCGTTACCATATACAGTCTCAGGGATTGCGTCTACTACTTCTCCTAAACGAGAGATAATGTTAGCTGCAGTTGTTGCTCCTGTGAAAGCTACGTCGTTAACGTCAGCGTCAGCCGTCATTAAGTTTACTAATCCGTCAAATTTACCTGCTCCTGTTCCGTTCCAAATGTTGTTCTCTACGTTAGCCGCTACTTTACCCGCTACGTGTCCGATTAGGTAGTTAGCGAAAGACTTAGGTAGTTCGTCAAAAGAAGAGAATCCTTGCTCAATTGAAAGCCAATCCGACTCAAAATCTTTTTTACAAAGTTCCAAGTTTACTTGAAAATCTTTTACTTCTAAGTAACGCTCAGTTAGTGTAACTGAAGATGTTGCTGTGAAATCACAAGATGCGTCTGCTACGATATCTCCTACCGCGAGCTTTTGCATTACTTGCTTGAATTTGATGTTCGGCTTTACTGTGATTCCGCCTTTGTCGATTGTAGGTGCGCTTAATAAAGCTGCAGCTATAAATCCTTGTGCTTTTTCCCCTGCATATGAGGTCGTGATACTAGTTGTTGTTGCCATTGTTTAAATGAATTTTAATTGTTAATTTTAGTTATTATTAATGTACTTGAATACTCTCTCTTGGATTGTAGCTCCTTTTCTGCCTACTCCTTTAGCTGTTGTCTTCACTTCCTTCTCAGGGCTGTGAGTTAACGCCTTAGTCTCAGGCTCAGGCACTACAGGTGTTTCTACCTCTTCTACTTTCATAGCGTCTGCTAGAATCTTTTTAAGGTCAGCTAATTGACTTTCTAGAGCTTGTACTCTGTCGTCTTTCGGCTCTTCTTTTACCTCTTCTTTTGGCTCTACCTCGGTCTCAGTCTGTGGTTCTGCCTTTGGCTCTTCTACTTCTGCTTTAACCTCTTCTACTACCTCAGCGATTGGCTCTTCTATTAGTTCTTTTGTTGGCTCTACCGCTTCAGGTTGTGGAGTTGGTTGTACTTCAGTTGTTTCTTGTGGCTGTGCTGCTATGTTTAGAGCTTCAGCGATTTTTTGTAACGTGTCTTTTGCGTTTAACATAATGTGATTTAAGGGTTTATACTTTATTTAAAAACACTTTTTATGTCAATTTGATTTTTAAGACTACAAAAGCTTATGTTTAGGGTTACTAGGTGTTACTTCGTAGCTTTTCCAACCATAAGGCGAAGCGTCTAGGTCTCGCCATAGTACGTCTAAAGCATACCCTGTAGATAACACAGGAGCTGTTATTTCAACTCCTTCGCTATCGTATGTGCCTTCTGTCATTACAAACTTATTAAGCTTTATAAAGGCCGCGTTCACGTCCTCTAATTTAGCTATCTTTTCTTCAGCCTGTTCTTTGTCGTTAAATTCGTATCTTAAGTATATCATATTATATTGTTGTTAGGCATTCAAGCTCTGCGTCCGTGAGAGCTGTGTCGAATGTGATTACTGATTTTACTTTGCCTTTGAATTTATTAGATGTTCCGTTACCATCTGTAAATTGCAAAGTGTTTAATCCAATAGGTGTATTACCTGCTGTGTCCGTAAACTCTAAAACTCCGTTAATATAGAACTTAAATTCATTTAACTTATACGAGATGGCTACTTTTATAAATTCTGTTGCATCTGCAAGAGTAATCGTTTTACTTAAAGATGTTGAGCCTCCTGACTTCACAGACGCTGTAAAACTATTAGTTGTGTTCCTGTAAACAAAACCTACAATGTCAGATGAACTACCATTACTTAAAGATATAACTTCAAAGCTCGTAGTGTTTGCCAACGCTGCCATTTCTGCATATAACACCCCTTCAGTTGAATTGAAAGTAGTTACGTCTCCTGCTCCTGTTATTACATCGGCTAACCTTGTGGCAATAGCTCCTGAAGTTGGAATGTAGCTAGTAGCGTAGTCTTGGTCATTTGTAGCATTTGCACCCCAAATAATTAGCTCGCTTAAAGTTCCACTACCTCTAAAATCTACTGCGTAGAAGTTCTCTTCTCCTGTAGTGTTAGACGTGTTTAAGTCAAACCTTTTCCATTGCTCCGTTATAGTAAATAAGTTGTTTGTATTTGAATTGTGTGTTAATAATTGTACAGTACCTGTACCGCTTACAGTTTTTGCGTATATACTCCTCGTTGTAGTTGTCAGCAATGATAAAGGCTGAAAAATGCTGCCATTAGTTCCGCTAATTTTATAAGCTGTACTATTTCCGTCAGGTGCTAAATATCCACTTTCAATAACTGTGTCTCCTGTTTTAGCCCAAACAGCATTGCTAAAATCCTCAGAGAGAGTCACTAGTTGTGTTGTCTGTGGCTCTAGTAAAATACTAGCTGTGCCATCTGTGTAGTCTATTCTAGGGATATTAGTTGCTACATCTTCAATTAACCCTTCAGCGTTAACTCTCGTAGCCGATGAGCTACGTACTACGTCAAAGTCTGCTACTGAGCCTCCTTTTATACTATGTAATACCCCGTTGCTGTGAGCTGTAGGGGTTGTTATGATTGTTGCTTTATCTAGTAAACTCATTTTAACATTTTTCTAAGTTAATTAATATGTTTTGTGTAGCTTCTCTGTTCTCGAAGGTAGTCGCTCTAGCTTCTAGGGCCGTTAATAAAGGTATAATAGTATCTGAGATATTAACTACCGTAGAGTCTGTATTATCAGGAAACAAAGCGTCAGATTCGTTAACTCCCGTAATAGGCCTTTCAACTATACCTGTATTGTTAACTACTGAGGTGGATTCAGCATCTAGCCAAAGCTCAGATTCATTTGAGCCTGTGATTGCTCTTTCTACAATACCCGTGTTAGTTGCTGTTGACTCTCTGTTAACTAGCATTTCTTTTACTGAGATGTTTGTAATAGAGAAGCTTTCTGTAGTCAAACCTCTAAACCTTAAGATAGTACCTCCATCTCCATTGAAGTATATTGTATAGGATTTATTGCTTTCAATAGTAGATGTTTTTATAAAAGTAGCACCACTGTAAACGTCAAACCTATGATTAGTTGTAAAATCTCCAATATCAAAAGTTACTTTATACGTTTTACCACCTTGCCAATTAAAACTTTGTATTAAAGTGCCACTTCCTGAATTGTCGTAAATAGCTTTGTTATTTCCAATACTAAACTGACTACCTAAAGTCCAATCCGTAGAGCCATTAGAAAAATCTCCATTTAAAATCTCTTCGTCTCCTAAAGGGTGCACAAAGTTAGCATCGTGTACTCCCACTATAGAGCGCTCTACAATACCTGTGTTAGTTGTTACACTAGTTGCTTCACTATCTAAAAATAAGTCAGACTCATTAACTCCTACTATTGTTCTCTCTACTATTCCTGTGTTTATTACTGCCATTGTTTAATCTTCTTTTAGCCAATCTGACTCGTTAATAAATTCTAAAGCCCTCTCGGTGTCTATTTCTGTTATGTTTAAAGTAGAGTTGCTAATTAAGAAAACAGATTCATTTGTGAATACAAGCTCGTTTCCGTTATTAGTATTGGTGTATATAGATATGATATTACCTACAAACATCTGACTAGTTGACAATCTGCTAGTTAAGTTACTAGACGCATTGTTAGTTACGTCACTTATTTGATTACCTCCGTATAAGCTACCAAAGCCTTGGACACCTTGCCTATACCATTCTCTACCTACTTTTGGATATTTTGCTTTTATGTACATTATCTTTATTTAAAAACATTATTTTAACTCTATTAAACCCCCCTAATTAAAGAGGGGCTTTTTAGTTATTAAGGTGTATCAGTTACTAAATCAGTGTTGCTGAAGTTGTACCCTGTTAAATTCGCGTTACCTTCTATATCAGTTATAGTAGTTACACTAGTTTCAATCTCATAGTAGTTAGCAGGGGCTGTAGTTAACGAACTCAAGTTCTGAGTAGCACCACTATTGTATATAGTAGAAACGTTTGCAGTTTGGTCTGTGTCCCAAATAGCCACCTGATTAATTATACCGCCAAAGTAGTTGTTATGTACATTAGAAGCTCTACCAATTCTAAAGATATTATCAGAAGGATTTGCACCACTTATAGCACCATCATAACCATAATTACTAGCTACACCTACAGGAGTCTTAAGTACACCATCGATGTATATGTTAAACCTACTATAATAGTCTGTAGATAGATTAGAGTCAACTCCTGTTGTACCTCCGTCAAATGTAATCATTACGTGCTGCCAAGTGTTAGCCACAAAAGAATTACCTGCTACTAATATGATGTTGTTATATACCGTACCATAGTTCAATACTAAGCTAGTGCCACCTGATTGCTTTACCGTAATAGCCCCACCATTATAATCGTCTCCTGCTCCGTAAACTAATAAGGTTTGATTAGATGTGTTGTTATTAGGCTTAACCCACATTGATATAGTCCACGCGTTGCCGTCTCCATTAGTAGCTCTCTCTAAAGCTGTTAAGTTAACAGGGTTACCTTGTAGCCAATTACTTGAGCCATTTAAGTTTAAAGACTTAGAGTTAGTATAAGCCACCTGTGCAACCGTTACCGTAACAGTAAACTCAATAGTACCACCAATAGCATTACCTGCCTTACAGTTAACCACAATAGTGTCTGCTGCCGTTCCTAAGTAAGCAGGGGCTGTACCGCTAAGTACTCCACTGTTTTGGTTTAAAGTCATCCAACTAGGAGCGTCTAACTCAGCAAATTGATTCACTATATTATCACTAGATACAATCTGAAAGTTTAAAACCTCCCCCTCTGTTACTGAGGCAGTTTGGTCAGCCACTACAGGAGCGAAGTTTACATCAGGCTGTGAGCCTTGCCCAATAGTTTGCTTAGATATGACAGGTATTGAGTAATAAGCTCTATTACCTCTTACACCATAGTACAAATGTACTGAGCTACCTATTGTTGGGTTACTCTTAGCAGTTGCCACTGTCTCATTGTTATCTTCAGAGTATATGCTTAACGTACCATCATCATTAAATCTCATAGAAAACATTCCTTGAATTGTGCTAGCTCCACCTTCTCTGTGTCCTACTACACCTGCTCCATTATCAAAATAGTTTGTATTACTAGTATTTACATTCCAATCTCCTGTACCACCAAACTCAAAACTTAAAGCCTCATTTGTTTCATACTTAAATTCATTATCTAATTGCTCTTCTGCTGTAGACACTCCACTCGATGCTGCAGTATAATTAGTACCAAAGAAATCTCCTTGACCTACCTCATCAAGCATAAACATTAGCTTCTCTCCCTTCTCAATAGAAATAGCACTCTTTAAGACTGTGTGGTCTAAGATACCATTAATGATACCTGCCTCAGTGTTTGCGAAATCGTGTACAATATCCCAAATGTAATCTACATTATTGATAATACCATTAGGTAATACACCATTAGCCCAAGTGTGCATTTGCATATTAAAAGAAGTAACAGCTAAAGCTATTGTTGTTTTAGCCACTGCCACTTCGTTAGTGCCGCTATAATCTATAAGAGTTAAATGTCCGTCATTGCCAAACCTAATACCCATTGCGTCTCCGTTAGAGACAACGTATTTAGAGCCTGAGTTGGTAGTTAATAAAGCACTATTTGAGCCTGCTATAAATCCACCTGCGTAAGTAAAGCTAGTTCCCCAATTTGAAGCAGTTACACTACCGCCGTTATAGGCTGTAGCTACTTCTGCTCCGTCCCAAATACCCATAATTAAGTTAGCCCCTCCATTTGATTGGAAATTCCATTTATACTCAGCTCCTCGCTCTAAAGCTTGGCCAAAGTAAAAAGGCAATTGTTGGTTAATTGTGGAGTCATTTGTTGACGTTCCTACAGCATCGTTAGCATTAGCTCCATAAGAGATATACCAACCGTTATTACTTGCTAATCCACTACTACCATTAATCATATTAGAAGCATCAATAGTTATCTGTGTAGCGTCATCTAATACGAGCACTAAGTCAGTACCTATAACAGAGCCACTTACTACAGGATTACCTGAGCTACTTGAGCCACCTAGTGTAGAGGCGTCAACAGTAACTGTAGAGCCGTCACTCATTGTTAAGATTATATCAGTACCACTCACAGCACCACTTGAAACAGTTGTATTTTCGTCAAGTCCTAAAGAAGTAACATCAATAGTAACTACACTAGCGTCTGCCATTGTAAGGGTTAAATCTGAGCCACTTAGTGAGCCACTAGACACGAAGTTATTTGCATCTACTCCTAAAGTTGTTACGTCAACCGTGTAAGATACCCCGTCATTAAGCCCTAGTGTTAAATCATTACCACTCAAGGTAAAAGAATCTACAAAAGTGTCAGCTGAAGCGAATCCTGCTGTATTGGTAAAGATAGCGTTTAATTGAACTACAGCTTGGTTAAGTACTGAGTTTACAAAAACACCGTCAATACTTACAGCGTTAACAGGTAAGCTCTCAGCAATTACTTTAGCACCGCCTTTAGTTTTAATCTTAATTGTAGTACCTTCTGCAATCGCTTCTAAGGTGTTTACTGCGTGTGGTTGTAGCAAACTGTCAGCTCCTAGGCTTAAGTCTCTTAGGAGTATCGTAGAGCCTGTTGAGTCAAGTCCAAAGTCCATAGCCTGATAATGTACGTATGGGCTAATAAGTTCTAAATCTCTGTCTTCAAAGAATCTGTTTAAAACCGTTGTAGCGTATCTAGTAGGTGTAGCGTCTCCTTCACACACTTGAAGTACACCATCGTTAACCTCTTGGTTATTCACTGTAGATACTTTGTAAACTGTAGCTTTCAATGTAGTACCTGCTTCAATATCTAAAGGATGGTCAAAATACCACGTAATATCTTCGTTAACCGCTAGGCCGTCGTGCTCTAGGTATTGTATATATACAGATATATCGTTTACAACAATTTCATACTTAAGTGTTTGCGTTGCCGCTACAACCTCAGCTACTCTAGTTGTAATACCTACACCTGATATATTGAATGGAAAAAAGTTGTCTCCATCATATCCAATTGCAGTATCATTTACAGGGCTACCACCTAAAGGTATTTCTTGATAGTCTCCGAATACTCTCATCTTTGGTGTAGACGTTCCTGCTCCTGCGACTTGATTCTCAGGTAGTGATTGGTCAAATACTTCGCCCATTACAGGGTACTGATTGCCTTTAGTAGCTAAATCTTCATAGTAAAGGTTACTATTACCTGAAGCCATTTTGTACTTACCACCAATATAGAAACCGTGCTTTTTTACCTCAATATTTTTATTAGCTTCTAGCCTGTCTGTTATAGGATTGTACTCAAAGTACTCTGTAACTATAGGCTTTTTAATTTGCACTAAGACGTAAGCTATAACAGCGTCTCTGTCCATTCCTAGGTCAGCTACTAAGTTTTGGCCCGCTTTATTTTGTATACGGTTAATATTTAACCTACCAAAGAATACTCTGTAATTAGTATCACTACCTCTTTTAAATACCGTATTTGATTTAATACGTATTCTATCAGATAGCGTAGGGTGTGCTTCTACCTCTAAGGAGCCTATCTCTTTATTACGAACTCTTGAGCCATCAAATTGAACTTTACCACTCTTAAGGTCAGAGTATATTTTTACTTTATTTGCCATTTTTTTTTGTTTTTAGAATTGAATAAATAATGCCATCTCATTCATTAAGATAGTCCCCGTTACATCTGACTTTACTTGAAATCTAATTTTACCCGCGTCCCCTACTCCGTTGGTGTTAATAGTGTCTCCTACAAAGAACTGAACACTTACAAGGTGTGGGTACTCTTCGTCAGCTCCTGACTCCATAGATAAACCTGCTGCGTTAATAGGGAAATCTTCTGAAGGTGTAGCACCTGAATGTCTCTCTAGGAAAATTCTAGAATCCAAACGTCCACCATCTTCGTCAGGTATAAAAGTTAGTGAAGCTCTAAGCGTTGCTGCCGACTCTTCAACTAAACCTTCTAATAAAAAAACTATAGGGTCTCCTACAGCTCCTGTTCCTGAAAAACCGTTAGGTGTTGCGTCTTTTTGCGCATCTACTCTCTTATCAGATACTCCGTTGGGGTGTATAGTCATTACAACCTCCTGCCAAACATCTACGTCTTCTATTAGTATCTCGTTAGACGTTGCTACTCCGTCAAAGTAAACAGCTGACAAAAGGCCTATATATCCCTGTATTCTGTCTGTTATAACCTCACTTGAAGTAAAGTTAGTTGTTGCTGAGTTATTGTTATTTGTTGTCGACTCTGTGTTATCGGGAAACAAATGTGACCCGTCATTTACCCCTGTAATGTCTCTAATTGGCATATTGTTGTTTTATATATTAATAATTGTTTTATATGTTATGACTTTGCTTGTATTACTATCCAATTACTGCCATCACTCCAAACAGTCACACCTCCATAGGGTTTGTTTAGTGCATAAAAAGCAGTTCCGTCTATTGTCTGAGGACTAGGGGCTAGTACGTGTACTTTGTCGTTAGCGCTTACCGTCCCGTCATTAATTACCCTTATAGCTCTGTAAGGGTGTTCGGTTGCATCGGGTAGCGTTAACTCATACGTCCCTGACCCTCCTGACCACGTTATATATATATCTGCGTTATGTACTGAATACGTTGACGCACCTGTAGGTGTAGCTGTTATTAAAAAAGGGGCTGCTCCTGTTGGGGGGTTTGTTAATACCCTTACCCAATCAGTACCAATCCACATCATATCTGCCCCTAAGGTAGTGTCCCATACTATACAGCCCTTCTCGTGGCTTTGCATATCCCAAGACGCTATAACCTCGCTATTTGCGTGGTCAGGTCTTACAGTTAATACTACGTTTGTTATTGTGCTCATTTTGTTAATAATTTTCTTTCACAAATTCTCTTATCATATCCAAAGTTTTGTCTAAAACTTGGTCACTGAAGTCCATTTCTGAAGACTCTCTCCTTAGTACATTTGCGAACTTACCCTCTATACTAAAGCCGAAAACCTTGTTGTCTTTCACGTAGTTGTCCCATACGTCTTTGTCGTCAACTTTCATTGACACCATCCACGTACCTGCGGGTACTTCTAAGCCGTACTTTTTAGATTTGTCAAACTCAGGGTCCTCTACTATCCACGATTCAAATACAGTCATATTATCTAAGACCTCAGCGTGTTCTAGAGTAGCGTTGTTTTGATTGTTATTTCTAAAGAAGGCCTCAGCCGTTTTAGCTATAGTCTCCTTTGAAAAATACACGTAGTACTCTTCGTCTCCATCTTTTCTGTAGATAGGTTTGTTTGGGATTAACGCAGCTCCCATAAGTATCTGCTTATCCTTGTTAACCTCAGCCAATAAGACAGGTTTTTGGTCTCCCAAAGCAATAAAATCTGAGGCTATCGCAGGGTTTTCTACTATCGATATAGCGTTTACACCTGATAAAAACAGGTCATTCTCATCTAATAATAATTCGTAAAGTTTCATATTTTATTTATTTTTTTTTGTTACCAACCGTCAGAGCCATTTACACCCATTGTGTGCCATTGGGCCTCGTATAACCTAGCGTAATTCTTATCTTCAAAAGTCCTTAGCACAACTGCCCCCTCTACGTTTTTTCCTTTCCTACTGTGGTCTTTCATTCTATGGTTAAACATTTTAGTGTACCCCACATAATGCTCGTTAGGCATATAGTAAACGCTATAGTATCCGTCATTTCTTTTATTATGAATTTTAGAGGCTCTTAATTTTCTAGCATCTCTCTTCTCTTTACTTTCGTTCCTATAATTTTCTTTCCTGTATGCCTTGTAGGCCTCTCTCTCTTCTGCGGTAAAGTCTTTTCTGTAGGTTTTTATATTTCTCATAATTTACCTTTATTTAAAAACAATATTTTATCCAATACTTGCAATAGTTTCCGTGTTGCGTGATAACTCTTGAGAGCTAGTTACATCCTTATCCACTACAAAGGCTCTAATTGGTCTGTTATTTACTCCTGCCACCGTGTCAGCTATTAGGTTTTCTCCTGCGCTAGTCTGTCCTATCACATTAAAATTAGGTGCTTGTGGAGCTGTCGCACCGCCTCCCATATTACCACCACCAAAACGGCCTGTAATCTTTTTCATCTCCTTCTTACTCTTAAGCATATTCTTAATCATAAGACCTGATTGTATAGCCATTATAGCCATTGGTATAGCGTTAAATGGTGGCCCTAGTTTAGCAGCGTTAGCCATACCCTCAGATAATGCACCTGTTTGGTTTACAGCGTCCATAGATAGCTTACCTTCAGCCTTTTGAGCATTCATTTTCATTTCTACCATATAGGTCTTCATTTGCATAGCCATTTCTGCCAAAGCCATCATTTGCTTAATCTTAAACAGCGCCTGTCCTATCTTAGACTCTTGGCCACTAGCTTCTATAGCTAAGTCCAAACCTTGCGATATGAGCTGCTTTTTAGTCTCTAAGTCTGCTAAGTCCTGCTCTTGTTTTAAAACCCTGTCATTTTCCTTTAAAACAGCCTCTTCGTTAGCGTAAAAAGCCTTAATAGCCTTCACAGCCTCCTCCTTCTCTGTAGTGTTTAGTTTAAGAGTTTCTAGCTCTAATAAATGAGCCTCTTGTTGTTGTTTTAACTTCTCTGAAGGGTCCTCAGCTTCAATGTTAAATTGCTTAGTAAAGTCATCAAATATTTTCTTTCTTTTCTCTTCGTTTAGCTTAATTTGTGCATCTCTTTGCGCATCATAAATAGCATCAATAGTTTTAACCGCCTCAGCTCTCTCTGTAGCGTTCATTTTAATATCCTTAAGGTCTTTTAAGTGACGCTCTCTTTTGCGTTGTATCTTCTCTAAAGCTGTAGTATCGTCTGTGTCTTGTTCTAGTTTTTTAAGTTTAGCTAAGAACTCTTTTTTTGCGTCTAATTCTTTTTGCTCCTCTTCTGTTAGTTTTTTCTTTTTTTCAACTATTAGCTCTTCGTTTAATGCCTCTAAAGCTGCGACTTCTACGGCGGCTTTTCTCTCGGCTGCTCCCTTATAGTAAGCCTCAATCATATCTTGTTGCTTCTTATCTATATCTACAGCTTCTTTTGCAAACTTCTCTACAGCGGCCTTACCATCGGCTAATCTTTTATCTATAGCCTTGCGCTCTTCTGCTAAAGCTTCTTTGTCAATCATACCACCAAAGAAGGGTACATCTGCTAGGGCCTCTTTTGCATCTGTCCCAAAGCTAGCTAATTGAGCACCAAATAACTTGAAACGTTCCCACGCCTGATTTATCTTTTTACCACTCCACTCAATAGACATCATAGTTAAGTCCCAACTAACAACAGTTAACTCAATCTGCTCTTTTAAAAACCCTATAGCGTCAGTAAGAAACACAATCGCCCCTTTAGCTATCCTATTAAGTCCACCTGTCCCGTCTTCTAGACCTAAAACAAAGCCCTCCCACGCGCTCTTAAGTATTGTAATTTTTCCTGATAGGTTGTTTAGTCTTTCGTCTGCTAAGGTCTTTGCTGCTCCACTAGCATTGTTAAAAGACTCCTCTAGACCTGCTATATCTCCTTGACCACCTGCTAGAGTTAAGAAAGTTTTAGCGGCTACAACACCTACCATATCGATGGCCGTGTTAAGGTCTCCTCCTGAAGCTTTTAACTTGTCTAGTCCTTGCTCTAAGGTCATACCTTGCTTACTAAGCATAATAAAGGTCTTAGCTAGTCCCGTTCCCGCTATAGAGCCTTTTAGTCCCCTATCTGCTAAAACAGCTAATAAAGCCGTGGTTTTCTCTACAGGTACGTTCACAGCCTTTGCTACAGGAGCTACTAACTTAAGTGATTCTCTTAATGATTCAAAGTTTAAAGCCGAGCTACTAGTAGATAGTGCCATAACGTCAACTATCCTTTGAGTATCTAAAGTAGTTAAGCCAAAAGAACGTACTAAACTACCTGCAAACTCGGCCGCTTCTCCTAGGTCAACCTCTAAGGCCGCTGCTAAGTCTAGTATAGAGGCTGTAGAGTTCTGTATATCGTCAGTCTTAAAACCTAATTTCGCTAGCTCTGTTTGTAGAGACACAACCTGTGACGCTGTAAAGGCCGTAGAACTACCTAAGTCCTTAGCTTGCTGACTCATCTTAGCTATATCTTCTGTGGTTGCACCTGTAACCGCTTTAAGACCTGATAAAGCCTTTTCATATTGTGCTGACTTACTAATAAGACCACCTATACCTGCTACTAAAGCGCCTAGACCTACTACAAATACACCTACTCCACTTGAAAGCAAAGCCATAGTCATAGCCTTAATACCTCCTGTAGCTAAGTTAGCTGAAGCACCTACCCCCTTAAGTGAGCCTGATAGTCCCTTAGCGGCTACAGTGCCCTTGTTTAAATCCTTTGAAGCATTACTAGTTACACTAATATGTACTTTCCTAGTTTCTTTAGCCATTATATTCTATTATTAAATTTGTATCTTAAATATCTCTTGAATTCACTCCAATTTTCAGGGTATTTGTAAAGGCCCCTAGCTATGTCTATATTTCTAGAGCTATGCTTAGTATTGTTTAGTAAGTGTAGTAAAACTTCTATCATTTTAGTCTTTATTTAAAAACATAGTAACGTTATTATAGTAGTATGTTAAAGTTATGTTAAAAACTTGTGTATGTCAATTATTTTGTCTATATTGAAAACTTCTTTGAGTCAAAAAGTAACTTACCTAAGCAAAAGTTTCTACTAGTTCGCCACTACTACCTATAACGCTTCCTACCATAGACACCGTTACTGTAGAGCTTGCCGCTACTAAGACGTTAGCTATCTCCCCTGAAGTAGCATCTAAGTAAGTAGCATAAACTGAGTCAGTAGTACTTTCGTTCTCTAAGTTTCTAGAGTCAGTATTAAATTGCTCTAGCTGAGAATTACCTACTAAAGTTAAATCTAATTTAGTTACTCCTGAAAGATAGTTAGTTTCTAAAGAGTTTATATTATAGAACTTATTACTTAATCTTAAAGTATCTGATAGCTTAAGTAGTAAAAGCTGAGATTGTGGTATATGAGCCTTTAGCTTTACTTTTCTTTTGTCTTCGTCAAACATTAAAGCTGTAGTACCTCTGTAAAAAGAGTTCCAAAGGCCGTTGCCATTCATAGTAAAACCATAGCGGTACTCTGATTGCTCTTCTCCAAAATATAACCCTACGTCTCCGTAAAATCCTACAGGGCTAGCCTGACCTCTTTGGTGTACGTTAGACGGCATAGTATAGACCGTACTAGATGACATAGTTAAATTACCGTAGAGCGCTATCTGTGATATACTCCCTGTAGTTGTGTCAGGTGTGCATATATAAGTAAACATAGGCTTAATAGATTGTTCAGTCCCTCCTACGTCACTAAATAATGCGTAACATATCCTAAAGTCATTACCTGTGTCTAAATCGTCTATAGGCTCTAAAGGTGTTCTTTGATTCTTTATTTTAAGCTCGTATGTACTACCTGATAGCTTCACTCCTGAGCTACCTAATAAATCGTATTTGATTTCTCCATAGTTACGACCATTTACAGCCTTATAACCTTGCTCTAGAGCTAACTGAGGCTCTTCAAAGCCCATTAATAAACTAGAGTATAGATTAGGTCTGTTTACATCGTAACCGCTAACGTCTACGTACTTAGTAAAATCCTTTACTTCGCCTTCACTCATAAAGTGGTCATAGTGTTTAGTGGATATATTCAAGTCAGCGTCAACCTCAGCTATTATATTGAACATCTTAAAGATAGAGCTTAAAAACTCCATTACACCCATATCAGGTATGTTCTTTTGTGCGCTGTAAGTTCCCGCAGTACCTATAGAAGCCGAAGCCGTCATAGTTCTAGTAGGTTTTACTATCCAAGTCTTAAAGTTTGTAGTCCCTGCAATTGCGTACTCTCTGTCATATTGACTTAGCCTTACTGTAATAGCTACTGTATTAGATACATCATTCTCCACCTCAACTTGAAATATAGTGTCAGTATCATCTCCGTATATAACAACAGGGTCTGTGTAATCTCCTGAAACACTAACCTCTCTTACTACAACACCGCCCATTTTAAGCTTTACTGTGGCATTACCTGAGAATGTACCCCTTATAGCTACGTGATACCTCCTGTCTTGTCCTAGTGTACTAGTTGCATCTGTAGCACTATATACAAAACCATTGCTTACAGGCGTAAAGTCAGCGTTTGCTGTTCCTGAATAAGCAAAGCCCGTTGCTAAGGCATTTAAGAGCTCCCCTGAGCGTTCTTTATCTGTTTGGTGTAGCCAAAGGTATAAGTCTCTGATATAGTCCGCCTGAAGCGCTCCTGTGAAGTTAAAGCTATATTTACTCTCTATTTTGTCTAGAATAGCACCTACTGACAATGCACCTACTAAGTCCTGCTCTCTTATACCGTAGTCATCTGAAGGGGTGGCCGTAGAGTAAGCTATATTCCTTGCGTTTTCTATACCTAAACTAGAAGTACCACTATCTGCTAAATACCTCTCTTTTCTACTAGCTAAAGGAAACATCAAATCTCTCTTAGTTGTATTTTGTACCTCAGCCACAAAGTCAAAGCTATTGTCATCTAAACTAGTAAAATCTAACTCATTAATTTTGTCTTTACCAATCTGTCTAGATAGCTCAGATAACTTACCTATAAAAGTAACTTTATATTGTGTGGCTATACCATTTACAATACGTGCACCTTCTACCCTTATGTTACCTGTCTTATATGTACTGTTATTCATTAAGATTTTAGCAGGTATAAGCTCTCTAGAGTCTACGCTGTTTTGTATCTCTATATTATAGTAGTGTTTAAATATTTTATTGTTCTGCTTACTAGCAGGTACTGTAAAGCTCCTAGAAAAGTCTGTAAAGAGCTTCTTAGGGTCGTTCATATCCTTAACCACTGACTTAATAGAGATACCCTCATCTGCAAACATATCTAGTAAATCTAGGCCTTCTCCTACTACTATCTTAATTGGTATATTCATTATCTTATAGTATTTATATAATCTCTAGCTACCTCTATAGTAAAGGTGTATTGTATAAGTTTGTCGTTAATGTGATTCTTTTTAGCTATCTTCTTATCTGTTATAGTTACAGGAATTAAACTACTAGATACGTGAGGTATTGAAGCCCATACATATTCGCTTAATATAAGCTCTTCTAACTGTTGTACGTAATATTCGTTAATATAGTCAGTATTAATAGTAAAAGATTGCTTAGCGGCCTTTACAAGCTTCCTAGAGGCGTGTTCTACATTGGTCGTACTTAGTGAGCCGTAATTAACTACGTTTCTCTTAAATGACTCTGAAGTAGACGTTATATCTTCTGTGTGTTTTAGAGTAAAAGCAAAAGAGTTCTTAGCTCCGTATTTGTTAACATAATTTAACACTACAGGGCGTTGTAAATCTGCATCATAATACAATGGTCTTGTGTATCCTACTGAGTCAACAGGTAAAGGTGTGTTGTACTTATTACAATCAAATATATCGTGGTGTAATGTAGCTGTTTCTCCGTCTAAGTCAAAATCCACGCTTACTGTATTATCTGTCAGTAGCAAGGTCTGTATGATAGTGTTAGAACTACCTACTAAAACAGGTGTATATTGATACGTTAGTGGAGCGCCAACTAAGTAGTTTTCAGTCACTATCCAATCAGTGAAATTAGTTGCGTTTGTCATTATCTGACACATTGAAGTTTCTCCCTGTGCTCCTGTCAGTCTGTAGTTGCCATACATATCAGTAGGAAGCATTACAAAGCTATCTGTAAATGCGTCTCCCGTCTTCTGAACAGCTTCTGTGTGAGTTGTATAGCCTTCTGTAGCTAAGTATGTTTCTGTAGTTGCTGCTGCTAGCGTAAAATCGTTAATTTCAGCCTCTACCCAAACAGTGTTTAAGGCATAAATAGAGTCTCCTTGTACTATATAGTCCCTTACTAGTTCAGATATCTCAAAGATAGCCTTGCCGTCTACAGATTCCTTTTCAAGTACGTATGTAGCGTCTGTAGGTCTCTCTAATATTGGCCCTCCCCTCCATACTCTCAAGTTAAGCTGTATTACAGGCTCTGAGGTTGTTTTCTCCACATAAAATGGGCTTCTTACGTTAATTTGTCTATATGCCATTATTTTCGTATTTGTTTAGCTTTTTGAGCTTTCTTTAATTGTTTTTCTATTTTGTTAGCGAAGTTAGTTGCTATATCGTCTGCTATTGCCTTGTGGTATGCACTCCACATACTTTTGTTTCTCTTCTGTAAAGGCTTAGTAAAGAAGTGAGAGGCCTTTATACCTTTCTCGTATATTGACCTAGCAATTAAGAAGGCTAACTTCTCAGATATACCCTTCTTTTTACACCACGTTCTTATAGGGCCAACAGGTACACTCTTTTTACCATTCCTAAACTTATTCTTAGAGTTTCTATTCTCTATATAATTACTCTTTGAACCCCTCACTCCTTCGTCTAAAAACTTACCATAGTTAGCCATCTCAAACGTTAAACTTGGCATAGCTGAACCTCCTGTGAAACGTCCTTTAATACTCCTATTCATTTTGGCATTAACATAGCCCTTTATAGAGCCGTGTAGCTTACCTGTAGACTTGTGTGAGGACTTCTTACCCCTAACCATTCTACCCTTCGTTAAATTGGCCTTAGATTGGCTAACAACATAACGCTTGTAAGACTCCATAACTTTACGAGCCTTAGGATAGGTGCTTGTATTTTTAAGGTTTAAGTTTAGCAAAGGTCTAAAGTGTTTTTAATAGCTACTGTGAAGTCTACACCTACACCTGCTAGTTTGTCTTCAAATCTTTCACTAAAGAACTCTATTGCTACGTCATCCTCTTCTAGTTGAAAACCTTGCTCATATAAGTCCCCTCTCATTAGCTCCTGTATTGTCTTAGTAGCTGCAGCAAACATAGAATTTAACACATAGTGCTCATTGTCATTACCATAAAATTGGTCTGTCTGCTCTTGTTTCTGCTCATCTACAATGTCTAGAAATAGTATACTCATATCCACGTATGCTACACCCTCTCCAATACGTGCTGAGGTCATACCTACGTGTGCTAAAGGGAATATGTTCTTTTTAAGTAAGTCTACCTCAAATAAATCCCCAAAGGTTACCTGATTCACTAGAGCGTTATTCTCTAGCTCTGTCTTGATTGCGTCTGTTAGTTTAAATATATTATTCATAGTTATCTATTTCTTCTGTGTTGTGCTCTTTCAATTTCTGCCTTTTCTTTGTCGAACTCTAAAAAGAGTAATGCCTCTAAATGGTTTAATTCAGTTACTTGTTTATACTTTGTAGCATCGCCTCCGCATAAAGCGTAGAGAGAGTTAAACCAACCGTATTTTTTTGCGAATTGAGTTTCTCGAGAATAGTCATCGCCTCCGCTTTCTCCTGACTCGAAAAGTCCTGCGAAGCCTTTAGTAACTCTTTCGCGATATTGTAAAAAAAAACAATGGCCGCTGATATTATCCCTACAGGTGCTTGCTTCATTACGTGATGCATCTCTGTGCTTGCCTCATAGCCATCTATAGTGTATAGTTCTCCAAACTCCTTAACAATAGGTCTAAACATAACAGACGCGGCCTTGTGAAAGTCTTTGTCTTTAGATAGGCCCTCTTCTAGGTCAATAAACTCTCCTAGAGATATAGCTTGTAAATCAGGTATAAAACCGTATTTAACGCCGTCTAACTCAAACTTATTGGTAAAGGGTACATTTTGTTGTAATACCTCTAAAACCTCGTTAGAAATGCTCTCAGCATCCTTTAAACGCATCTTA